CTTGAGGAATTAAAACCGCTCACTCTTAAGTGTGCACTCAATGGTTACCCAGGTACTAGATTTATCGATTCGATGAATTTTAATACCAGTGCGGGATACCCCCACAATAAGAGTAAGCGGTTTCTGATCACTCGCGTCCCAGGTGATCATATTCATCAGCATCCTGTTGTGCTATCGGATGAGATTAAGCAGGAAGTTGAGGTCATATGGAACAAGATGATTCGCGGTGAGAGTTCAGCACCCATTTTTATGCAACATCTTAAGGATGAAGCCTTACCCCTGGACAAAGTCCAAAGGGGGAAGTGTCGCATATTTATGGGAGGTCCCTTTGCATGGAGTATTTGTGTTAGGATGGCACTTTTGCCATTTATACGCATCATGCAATTAAACAAATTTTTGTTCGAGTGCGCCCCAGGGACCAACGCTACTTCTATCGAGTGGACGAGGATATATCAGTATGTCACGAAACATGGCCGGGATAAGATGATAGCTGGTGATTTCAAGGCCTTTGATAAGGTTATGGGTTCACTGGTGATTCTAGAGGCCTTCCGCTTTATTCAGATAATAATGAAGTTTGCGTCGGCTTCTGATGAACACCTTAATGCCATCCAGGTTATTGCTGAAGATGTCGCTTTCGCCTTTGTTAATTTCAATGGCGATCTAATGCGCTTTTTGGCATGAACCCATCAGGTCACCCACTTACTGTGATTATCAATTGTATCGTGAATTCACTATACATGAGGTATTGCTATTTTGAATTGAATCCCGCCCGAGAGGTTGAGAGTTTTCGTGAGAATGTCTCCCTCATCACTTATGGCGATGATAACTTGGCAAATAGTGGGGTGCCCTGGTTCAATCATACTGCTATCAGCCAGGTATTAGCTAACGTTGGAATTGGTTATACCATGGCAGATAAGAGTTCTGAGTCAGTACCGTTTCTGGACATCCTTGATGTGTCGTTTTTGAAACGTCGTTTTCGCTACGAGCCAGAGCTTGATGCTCAAATGGCCATATTGGAAGAAGACTCCATTTGGAAGAGTCTCATGATATGTGTTCCCAGTAGCGAGGTGAGTTTGCAGAAACAGTGTGTTGACATTGTTTCATCCGCTGTCAGCGAATGGTTTTTCTATGGACGAGAGCGTTTTGAGAAAGAGAGGAGCTATTTGCAGCAACTGGTGGAACGATGTGGACTTTCAGTGTACGTTGAGAAATCAACATTTCCCACGTGGGAAACCCTCAAACAGAGGTTCATTGATTCTTCTTTGGACTACTTGGGAGAGGAACCGCCCTCTAGTATTAAAATACTAGGGGGCCTGGTGTGGAAGTACTCGGCCTCAAGGTCTGAGTACTAACCACACAACAATTGTGGGCCTTTGAGAGCAGGTCCCTATAAGCCAAAAGTTCTCATACTAGGGTATTTACTGCGCAACATAACTTTTTCTGATGGTGTAATGTGTTTGCGAGTGTGGACTCTAGTATTTTACTTGCCTGTGCGTTCCACGAAACCCCTATTTAGGGGAGATCTTCGGCTGGTGGTCATTACCATTAGATATCCCGGGGCTTATGGGTGTAAGCTTCGATGAACTAACGCACCCACTGCAAGTTTTCCCAGTTTTGGTGGTTTCTGCAAAAACCACCTCACAAAAGGACTTTATGTCCAATCGGCCGAACTAGATGATGGTTCGGTATCTAAGTCCAATCGTCAGAATGTCATGTTCTCAGACGCTGGACTTTCAGCATCGCACGTCGCCCCACCTTTCAGTTTCAAGCCTGATTCTGATGATGGGGCACATCTCGGAGATTTCCTCTCTCGACCTGTTGCCATTAGTTCCTTTTCATGGGCTGAGGGCAGCACCACTCCAGTGCAACTCACATTCTTTCCGTGGTATGAGTATTTTAACAATGCTCTAATCAAGGCTAAGATAACAACTTTCTCGCGTTTGAGGTGTAAATTGAAATTAAAGTTTGTTGTTAATGCCTCTCCATTTTACTTTGGAGCTTTAAGGGTGTGTTATTGCCCCATCAGGAATGATGTCATGACGACTTATGAGTCTTCTGGGGCTCAAATTAAGTTTTCACAGATGCCGGGGGATTATATCTACCCGGCAGATATGTCATCCTTCGAAATGGAACTCCCCTTTCTTTGGCCTAGAGCATGGTTGGAAACCGCTGTGGCCGATGAATTTAGGGGAATGGGTTCAATTTCTTACATCTTGTATTCCACTTTACGTAGTGCCAATGGAATCACATCCTCAAACGTTAACGTGACTTGTTATGCTTGGGCTGAAGATGTAGAACTTGCAGGTCTGACAATAGGCTTGGCTGTACAATCAGATGAGTATGAGAAAGTAGGTCCCATTTCGGGTCCGGCCTCAACTGTTGCAGCTGTAGCTGGAAGTCTTGTCGATGCGCCTGTGATTGGCCCTCTTGCTAGGGCTACACAAATGGGTGCATCCACAGCCGCGGAGATTGCTTCTTTATTTGGGTTTTCCAATCCCCCGGTTATTTCTGATGTTACCGCTTTTCAAAACAAGACTTTTCATGCCTTTTCGAATGTAGAGACTAGCATGCCTATCGATAAACTTAGTGTGGACCCCAAAAATGAGGTCACCATAGATCGTGCTGTTGTTGGTGCTTGCCCCGACGACGAACTCGTGGTCACTACGTTTGCTGGTAAGGAGTCTTTTATTTTTGGAACTCTTTGGACTGATTCCTATGCACCCGGCACGCAATTGCTTAGGATTCCTGTGCATCCTCGGAATGAGTCCTTTCTCCCTGGTATTAATCAGAACTTTTACAACACCACCCCAGCTGGCCATGTTTCACTCATGTTTCGCTACTGGCGTGGTTCTATTGTATATAAGCTGAAGTTTGTCAAGTCTCGGTATCATACTGGTCGAGTCCAAATCTCTTGGGACCCTCAAACGGTACCAGGAGCAGGTTCCGAAACCAGTAACATGACACGGATTGTTGATCTCCAGGTTGAGACTGAGGTTGAATTTGCGGTACCTTTTAAAGCTAGAGATCCCTGGTTAAGTACCAGTAATACTGGTAATAACTGGACTAACTCCCCTGCAGGAACCGTTGCTTTTGATAAAGCTAGTCATAACGGCATCCTTAGGGTCACAGTTTTAAATGAGTTAACAGGACCTGCTACCTCTCAGGAATTGGATATTCTCCTTTTCGCTAAGGCTGGTCCAGATTTCCAGCTTGCTGTGCCTGATGAGTTGCCCACTTTTGCTGCCTTAACTGTTCAAGCTGACGTCTCTGACGTAGCCAGTAACGAGGATGGGCATACTGTGCCTGCCGTTACGATTGGAGAGGCAGTTGTGAGTATCAGAAGTTTGCTCCATCGAGCCACTTTCTGGCACACACAATTTGTAGGTAATCCCTACGCATCCGCATCTAATTTCAACACCCGGAATTTTTATCAGCACGTGAATTATATTCCTAGGTATCCCCTTGAATTTGGGTTTACCAATCAGGGTATGAATTATGGTGTGGGTGTTCTTTCAGCAACCAAGACTCAATTTCAGTATTCCCCAAATAATCCAATCAACTGGATGGGGGCCTGTTTTGCCGGTTACAAGGGATCATTGGTGCATCATTTTAATGTTGTGTCCAATGGCAGTGTTTTGGTTGATGATCTGCGAGTTGAGCGTGATTATCGCACTCATATTCTGGATGCAGCTCCTCGCCAAGCGATAAATCGCTTCTCTGTTTCCAACTCGACGAATTTGGCTTCTTCTCTTTCGAGGGTGATGGTCACCACACAATTGGGTGTGCGACGTACGGGTTGGGGACACCGTGGTATGTCACTGACAAATTCCAATACACAGACAGCTATGTCTGTAGTGACTCCTCAGTACTCAAAATGGAAGTTCCGTCCGGCTCATTTAGCCATACGGGATACCATTGTAGGTACGAGTGAGCCGG